AGTTTTCAAATAAACCATAAGCAGTACCTCCAGCTTGTCCAGCAGAGATTTGCCCTAGCATATCATCAAAATCTAAATCCAAAGATCTATTTAAGAAAAGCATGTTTTCTTCGATAGCTCCTTGAGTATCAAGATTCTTAAGTACTTGATCGAAATCAGAAATACCAGTACCTCCAGAAAAACCAGACATAATGTTACCTCTTGCTTGGATCGCTTGGAATAAACCTTGCGTACCGTGTGCATTAACTGCAGCAGTAAATCCTGGTACAAGAGCTTGATTAGCAGTAAAACCACCACCAGCAGCAGCAAGTTCACCTTCAACCATCGCCATCTCTAAGTAGTCATCAAAACGTAATCTTGTTTCAGACTCAGACTTTAGATACCATAAGTATCCTGATGTACCATCTTCTGTAGCAACTTCTACCCAACCGATTTGAGCCATATCAGAACCATTTATTTCAAATGAATCTTTTATGATAATTGGTTGATTAGCAAATTGAGTTAATTGAGGTTGTATTGACTTAGTAGAACCAGCAACAGCCGCAGCATTAGTAGGTCCAAACGTTCCTTTAGCAAATACAGAACCGTATACAAACACTTTAAGTGTTCCAGCGGCAACAGCACTTATAGGAAAACCTCCACTAGCAGCACTAAAATCTGCAATTGTGAAAGGATAAGCAACAATGTTAGTGCTTGTACCTGCACCAGCAGCGATAGCACCTACAATAGCTTTTACTGTAATTCCAGTTGTAGGATCCATAACAACGATCGTGTCGTTAGGGAAAATTGCATTCTGTACAGGAATTAAGTTAGCCGTACCTTGAACACCTGTTGGGATGTTTAAAATAAAGTTTAAAGCTCCACCACCTTGTGGGCATGCAACGTTTGTATAAGAAACGTGCAATCTATTTTGTTCTGACCAGATAACTTGATCAGATGTCATTGGCATTTCAGCGCCAACCATTCTAAGGAAACCATTTAAAGTTCTGTTTCCATATCTTTCTACCTCAGCTTCATAAACCTCAGGTAGGTATTGTTGTATAAAGTCATTGGCACCACCGTTAAACGCTAGATAATTTCCAGCTTGTAATAGTTGTTTCTGGGAAGGTACCACGCTTCCGAACACAGGAGAAATTTGTCCCATAATAATTAATTTTTGTTTTAGTTAAATTTTCTTGTTTTAATCTTAAGTTTTGAAGAGTCAAGACCACTGATTGATTTAACTTGTAATCCACTAACAAACGTATCAGAAGAAGGCGTTGACCTAATTTCTTGAGGTATGTTTTTGGATTTAGCAACAAGATCTTTAGTAGCATCGGATTGACCTTGCTCATAAAAATGTTGTGCTATTTTGTCAATGTTTTCAGCAGCATACATAGCTTTGTGATAACCTTTAACGTCTTTAACGCTACCATCTTCTGATAAGAACTTCTTAATAGTATTGGTAATGTCAGACTGTTTAGTTGCAACTTCATTTGGATTTTTAACCCCATACCTAAATTTCTTTTCTCCTACGTTAATATCAAAACCTTTGAAATCTTTAGAAAAATAATCTTTAGTGCTAGATTTAAAATCTTCATGTCGTTGTTGAGCTGTGTTTTGCTCTTCGTTGTAGCGGTTGAAAAAGTCTGTAGCTTTTTGTTGATCTTGTGTCGTACCAGGTCTCAACTTGATTTCCTCGTAGTATTGACTTTTTAATCCTTCCAAATGCCCTTTGGCTTTTGCAACCTCTTCTTTATATGCGAGTTTCTTTTTACGAATCTCACGTTCCTCGTCCACTTCTTCATCAAATGAAAAGTTATCTTCAATCATGAAGTTAATTTCACTTGAATCTAAGTGTGATTTGGCTTGTTTGTAATACTCTCTTAAAAGAGTATCATTATCTACATTAGAATAGTCAGCATTTAATCTAACATAATCTTCTAATGTTCCACCTGTCTCTTTCATAAAGTCTACGACTTTTTCAATGTTTTCAGGTAATTGAGCTACTTCTCTTGCCTCTTCAGGAGTTGGAGCAATAACTTTTTGTTCTAGTTTTTCACCTATTTGTTGTATTTCTTCTTCAACAACTTCTTCAATAGGTTTTATTTCTTCTTCTTCTTTAACTTCAGAAACCGGGCTGGGCTCTGGTACTCGTTCGTCCACTTTAGGGCTATCTCCGGTTTGTTCGCCCACAACCACTTTCTTTGTTTCTCCGACTGGAATGGCATCTGTTTCTGTTTTAGGTTTAGATAAATCTATTTTAAAAGGTTCATCACTTTTGTTTAACTGCTTTGGTTTCAAGACTTTAGCTTTTATCTTAAAGTCTCCTTCTTGTTTTACTGTTTCTGACATAATATAATATAATAAAATTAATAAAAATTCTTATTGAGGATTAAATTGCTCTAATCCAATTCCACCTAACCCGTCGTTTCCAGCTGATTCAAAATCAGTAGGTAGTAAATCGTTCTGGCGTTGTTCAATCATTTTTGATTGTTGTGTAGCTTGTATTTTAGTTCTTTTATCTTTGCGATCCTCTATTTGAGCTTCTTTATTTGATTCTCTAGAGTTTTTCATTTGAGCTAATTGTAACTGGTATTGAAACTCTTCAGCCATTAATTGTTTTTTAATTAAAGCTTCTTGTTCCATTCTTTGTATTTCAAACTGAGATTTAGCTTGCTCAATCTGTATTTCTGTCTGAGCTAAAGCCTCTTGTTTTTGAACCTCTTGCATTGCAGCTGCTTCACTGGCTTGGATATTAGCTTGAGACTGTGCTTGTATTTGTTGTTGTTGAGCAGCTTGATCTTGTTGCTGTTTTTGAATTCTTCTATATTTTAATATTTGATTAGCAAGTGTTAAGTTTTTAATTTCCCTTATGTCAATTGCATCCTCTAAAAATATTTGTCCAGACTGTAATGCAACCTGTATATTTTGTTCTAACATTGCTTTATCTTCTTCTTCAGGCTCTAACTCTAAATATATACCAAACTCATATAAATGAAGGCTAGTCATTTCTTCAAGATTTCTAGCATTAGTTATAGAAATGCTTTGTATTAAAGCTTCTCTAGTAAGTTGAAAACCTAAAGCATCTGCAATTCTTAATGATACATTTTCACAAGTTCTTAATGTTAAATATAAACTTGCATCTAAGATATGCTTAGTGGCTATATTTGAAGCATTGGCTGCCATTTTTTGTAACCCAACTAAAGCATTAGGATCAGGTTGACTACCATCCCTTGCTTCATTAAGTCCTGTTACATCTCTTATCATTTGTAAATAGTATTGATAAGTATTAACTAATGAAGCAATTTTTCCATTAGCACTAGATGATTGTAATTCCTGAATAGGTACCTTACCTCTATTAGGATCTCCGTCTTGAGTTAAAGATCTTCCAACTATTGAACCAGTTTGGAAATACATGTTCAACGCTTCTTGTGGATTATAATTTGTGCCATTACCTAAATCAACTTCAGCTAAACCATCAACATCTACAAATACACCATCTGGAACCATCCTTTGTATTACTTGTTGTAGTTTTAATGATGTTAATTGAATCATATCAGCAAAACCAGTTATACGACTTACTAAAGATTCCATACGACCTTGATAAAGATGAGGCGCACACAACACATAGTTCATGTTAACTTTAGTTAGATTACCATTAGGTCGAGTCATGTTTTCTGATAGCTTCCATTCTAGCATCTGTGGAACACCCATCACTTTAGCCCCACTAAATAAAACCTCTATACTTCTAGAAACTCTATCAAAGTTGTCACTTGGTGGAGGGTTAAAATAATCAGGTTTTTCTATTACTTTATCTAAACCGTTTTCTGTTATTTTAATTTTAAAAACTTGATCAATAAACGTTTTATATTCAAAAAACAATATTTGAACTAAATCATTGTCATAATTTGGATTAGCTATATAACCGTCACGACCAGGGTATCTAACCATTTTTTGAAGTTCATCATCTGTAAGATAAGGCCATTGTTTTTTTATCTCAGCTAAAGTCATAGACTTTATTTCTCCCACATAATATATATCTTCAAAATTAGGATCATTTGTGAAAGAGTAAACTAAATTAGCAGGATCAACGTAATCAATAACTACTCCCTCAGCTTTATTAAAAGTTGTTTTTACAGCTCCAATACCTATAGTAACTATATCTTCAACCATTCTTCTTTTGGTTAACTGATACTTGTTAAAAGCTAGTGTGTTATTTATAGCTTCTTCTTCTGCAATTTCAATAGATTGTTTATAACTCAATTGCATGTGTATATCTAACTCCTCTTTAGATTGAGGAAGTTTAGATGCGTCTGAATTAAAAAGATTAATACCAGTGGTTTCTTTTACTTGATTTAAATATTGCTGAGCTTGCATGTCTCTATATAAACCACCTACATAATCAGTTCTTTGTTTTAAAGAAAAAGGATCTTGAGCATAAGCTTTTAAATCATAATTTTTAGCTGCAATTCCATTGACTACTATATCTACAAACTTAGGTATAATAGGTACTGGCTTCCAGTCTAAATTTAAATAAGACAAATCACCATTAATAGATAATTCATCTTTATATTTTTGAACATTCTGCTCTCCACGAGCGTATAACCTTAAGTTATGAAAATTTTGAAAACCTGTGTTCCATCTACTACCATTCACTCTTCCTCCTCTAAACCATTCATATTCAATAGCTTGTCCAACTAATAATCCGTAATCTAATGTTCTCTTTTCTTCCTCAGATACCATCTGACTTGGAAACGCACTATTAATACCAGTGTTTAATTTCATCTATTAATTATTTTTGATTCATTACCTCTATTATCATATCTTGAAAAGTTTAGATTCAATGGTTCTTTTACTGTATCGGCAATGGGTCTGTATTTATTTTTATTACAAGCCATGATAGCTAATCCCGAACTAATTGAGGCATCATGCTTTGTTCTATCATTTATATTAAATGAAGCCCAGTCTTCAAGTGTCCTTTGAAAATACATTGTTCCATACTGTTCATTGTTATAACCTACAAACATTTCAATGTAAGCTTCAATAGCAGCTGCGTGAGCTTGTTTTATATCTTCACTTGAATTTGGTATACCACCTATTTCTTTTTCTGTTACAGATAACTTATGCATTGTCTTGTCTGGTCTATTCATTGAAAACCCTCTATAACCTCTTCTTTTAAAATAATATAAAAGTCTTGGCTTATTGTTCTCTGCGAGTATAGGCATACCATAAAATACACAAGCCATAAGAACATCTTCAAAGAAGATTTCAGCAGTTGGAGGTCTTG